ATCCGGATGGTCCCGCGGCAGCCCCGCTGCCACTTGCTAGTGACAGCGGCCCGGACCTCTCCATGACAACGAGCGCAGGGTCCCACCCCACTCCAGAAGGAGGGGCGACTTCCCCAAGCCAGGGCGGCGTCCCGCACCAAGCGCTCAGCTAATGGAGCCTGTTCTGCTCAGGTCAGTGTGGGCTGAATGCCCTCCACGAGCACCTTATCATGATACCAAAACGAACCGACAGATGTCGTGACAGGTGCGCCATCAACGGCGACAAACATGCCAATCTGAGCACTCCGATCCAGAGCATTGACATCAACAAATGAAACAGCACTGTTGGTGTCAAACATCTTGCGACGGAGCTTGGTGGGAAAGTTGATCTCAGTCTCCTGCCAAACTGGGAAACTGATCACATCACCAAGACCCTTCACAAGATTATTCCAATCGGCTTGGGTGGCAGCACTCTGAATGTTCGTCATGGTCTCGGGATTATCCGTAAACCCAACATACACGCGCCCAGGAGTTGTAAAAGAGACAGAAGGCTCCCAACGAATCTTAGTCCCAGGAATAAACTTGCAGGTTGAGTAATACGAACAAATAGATGGGCCAACAGTGTTGGTGAGATCATAGGGGCTGCCACCAATGAACACCCGCTTGTGATTTGCCAACCCGGTACCACCAGTGGTCACAGTGGCACCAATGGCACTGTATTCCACAATGGTGCCAGCCTCACCTCCCTTCATGTTAGGAGCACGCGTCCGGCGTCGGCGCACACCGCCGGTCACAGGGTTGGGGTTCTTGCGGCTACGAGCCATGTTGCAAGGGGATTCTCTGAAGTATCAATCGCAAGGACGTCGGGGAACGTCATGGGGCAGGGCTTGGCCACAACCACGGCCTCGGAATACTCATCCTCGAGGGACTGCTGGAGGTCAGGCGTAATGCCAAACGCGCGCCAGAAACTGACGCGCGCCTCGGCACACACCTCACCCCCAACAACCCCACGGGACATGTACCCCAAACCAGAGTCGTAAACCATGTCCACTACCCCACTCGGCGCCACGGCGCCCATGCGTTGAAGACGATGGTACCAGGAGTGCCACACTGGGACACCAGCAGTAAGGCTGGCCCCGCAGGTGCCGATGGCGTGACACCAATACTGGAGATCGAGGTCACTCTCCCAACCAAGGAGGCTGACGCAGTCCTTGCTCATAGCAACGCGCGGGTCCCGTACCATGCGCCAACCAGTGCTCGTGAACACCGGCCGCGCCTGGCAGAACTCGACGTGCTCGAGGACATACGCAGGCTCCTCTCGCGTGAGGGTGAACCCGAAGTCAAGCATCCATTCATCAATGCCGGACAGCTTGACGAGGTCCTGCTGCTCCACAAACAGCACACAGTCATCCCCATTGTTAGCCAGTCGGTACTCAATACCGACGGACTCACAATAGGCAATCACCATGCTGCTCATGAGCAAACAGTTGCCCATCCCAGTGTTGATGTCGCCGCTCATGCGGCACCCACGGATATCGTAGTCAATACGATAACCCTCAGTGCGCGCAACCCCCCGATTGTGCAGCTGCCACCGGAGAAGCTTTGCGAGCTCCGGGCTGTGGAAGGTTGAATTGTACACGGAGTGCTCCCAGCGAAGCGCGTCATAAGACACGTGCTGGTCAAACCGTGAAGCATCAAGCCCCACCGCAACGGGCCGTCGAAAAGCCCCCCAATGCGCTGCCATCCACCCGCCCACCTGCTGGGCGTTCATTCCCTTGAGCACGACCGGGTAACCCCAGACCCTCTCAAACCCGTGACACAGCTCCCGCTCAAACATCTTGAGGTATCTTCCAACCTCAAGGTTGTAGCGCGGGGACCGAGGCTGTATGACTCGCGGAGCAGGGTCCCCCTTGGAATCAAGGTTAACCTTCTCAGCTTTCACAAAAGTGTTGACCCACGCGTCCCTGGAATTGATGGCCCGAACAGTAAGGCTTTCCAGGGCACGCTCGTAGATGCCACGCTTGCGCCCGGTGTACAACCCAGGATAATCTTCCCGGGCGACCACGGGGGTCGGACGCGTGACAGCCAGCAAGCGCTGTCTGACTGAATTCAGCCGTGAGAAAACACCAAAGCGAGGCTGAGGCGCCTGAGCAAGGCGCCCATCGCGGACTACGTGAAACACGCGCTCCACGATGCCGCGAGCCAAGTTTTTGAGGTTTGCACAATGCACGCCATAGCGGACCCCAGTCCCAAAGCCAGCCATGTAGCGTACACTGCGGTCCACTCCGGACCTTACACCCACACCAACACACTCCCGGACCCGGAGGCATGCTTCACCAACCCGATCTACACGGGTGGTTACTCCGGGAAGGATGGCGGGGCACCCCTACTTAGGCAAATCGGCAGCCGCACGGCGGTGACGCACCTCATGCGTCGCCGCCAGCTCGGCCGCCGCCACAGCGTGGCGAGTCGGGAGCAAACAAAGCTCAACCGCAAGCGGGAGAAGCCGAACCCGATCAGTTAGCCGCACATCGTTGTCCGCCATTGCCTTACGGCACCAGTCACCAGCGATAATGCGATTAGCCTTATTATAGCGAAGCTCGCCAAACTCGGCTTTGAACTGGTACGCCAATTGGCGCTGATACGGGGTCGTGACCCCCACAGACGTCCAATCGGGCCCGAGGTCAACCTCTGCCACCAGTGTGGCACCAGTAGTGCTGCTGCGTAGCCAGCGCACACCCAACACCACACCCACCACAGCCACCAGCAGTAGGATGCTGGTCCCCACGTCACACCCAAAGGTGAATGCCGCCGATACCATAATGGCCTGCCGCAACGGGTCAAAGACACGGATAAGCTGGG